GGATCACTCATTCGTGTCTCGGTAAGCGAACGAATCGAGAAGATAGGGCTCTTACAACGCATGGTGGAGGAACAGGCCGATGTCCCCCTTTTGCGTCTCTCGGGTATTCAACAGTTGCGATTGATCTGGAAACGCCCCATCAAGGGATTTGAAGGAAGTGCATCGTTTTTCTACCGATGCCGCGCCACGGATCTTCGCCCTTTTCTTCGGCTGTTTCCTGCAGAGGGATCGGGTGTGACCAAACTTCACGTGAAAGGGGTCATTCCCATTCCTACACTGGATGATCCCTCTTTGTTAGAAGGGTGGGGGAATGAGAGAACCCGCACACCAGGAATTGATTTTTGCTCGATCAAATATGTTCATCGACCGATGATGGGATTGTCACCCTCGATCTATGGCACGATTCATGTCTATCAGGATGGCACTCTTTCTCTCTTGGTTCAACCTCCTAAAGGAGTCCGAAAATTGGATCCGCATGCCGATTTTAGAAACCCCCTGATGGAGACGGTATGGGAGGACCTTCCACAGCCCTTTGATGAGGCCCGATTGAAAGAGATCTCTGCAACATTTCAAATGAAAACGAGTGTCTCCTCCAAGCGCTTTACAAAATCCCGTATTCTACAGCGTCTCCCCTTTTTTTCATCGGTGTTCAAAGAGATTCGTCCTCTTCCCCAAGAGCAACCATTCCTCTCTTTGCGCTACAAGGCGGTAAGTCAGTATGCTGCAGAGGACAATGTATTTACGTTCATTACCCAGCTGGCGACGAAGAAGAGCATTGAGGGGGAGGCACCAGACGCATCCGTTCTTCACGCCATTCAACAGGAGTTCTCTTTTACACAACAGGAGGCACTCGATGCGGTGGCAGACTGGTTTAAAAAGAAGGGCATCTTCACGGTTCAAGTCCCTGAAGAGGGTGAATTTGTAGAGAGTTATCATTCAGGAATTGACATTCACATTCATGTCCAAGAGCCCTCTTATTATTTTCACATTCATCGCGTGGATGATGAGAAGACCTATACTCGAATTTTTACACTGCTGTCTCTTCTCTTTATGGAAGATGATTCCTATTTTCAAGAGAATAAGGGGAAGAGCGCCGCGTTAGAGGACATCGATGAGATCATAGACGAGGAACAACTCGAACAGGAAGAGCGGATTGAGTCTGTTCAACGAAGTCCCATGGGCCTCCCTTCTGTGCGAGCGTCTGCATGGAGAGATCCCTTTGCGAATGAAGACGAACTAGATCGTGGAGAGGTTCTTGTAGAAACGGCGCCCTCTGCGGTCGCCGCGTCTACTGCCGCACCTGCTGCTCGTGCCACAACGCGTTCTCGCATTGTTGATCCCTTTGCGAATGAAGAGAATGATGCACCCCCTGCCTCTGCTGCGCCTGTTGCCTCTGCCGCATCTGCTTCTGCCGCATCTGCTTCTGCCGCATCTGCTTCTGCCTCTGCCTCTTCCTCCGCGCTCGCAGTGCATGATCAAAAGCAGATCACCCCTCAAATGTGGTTTATTAAGAAACTTCAAGAAATGGATCCCTCTCTCTTTACTTTTAAATCAGGCGATGCGGAAGAGAATGGCTATAGCCGAACCTGCGCAGGGCATGATGATCGTCAACCTGCCGTTCTGACAGAAGACCAATATGAACGAATGCGAGAGATCTATGCGGATGACCCCATTTTCTGGATGGTGTATCCTCTAGAGGGAAAAGAAAAGTCTGTTGCCCCAATGGGGGGTGACGAAGTCGTAATGGTGATGCGATATGGATCGGACATTGACCATATTCGCTATTATTTCTGCCCCCAGTATTTTTGCCTCAGTGATGAGATCATGGTCCGCCCCGTGGATTTTGAGTCTACCACCTACAAGGGTCGCCAGAAACCCAAGGATTCCTGTCCGTTTTGCCATGGAAAACTGATTACCTCGGAGATGAAGAAGAAGAAGATTGCGCCTGTCGGATATACTGTGATGAAACGGAAAAATAAATCAGGATCAGAACATTATCACAGTGTCATTCGCTTTTTAAAGGAAACGACCCACCCCAATCGTCTGGCCCTCCCCTGCTGTTTTGTGACCCCTTCCAAGCCCCCTCTGAGCGTCTCCCAACCTGCATTTGAACATATTCGTCCCTATTTTCAACGAGAAGACCAAGAGGACATCGATCAAGAAGAGATCGCGAAAGAAGAATACCAGCGCCTTCTCATTACTCAGCATGGGTCAGTGGCCTACCCTCTGTTGTTTGAAACGATTCACAAGCGATACATTATTGAATCCAATAAGCACCCTGATGCAGGTGTGTTTGCTATGGCACCCCCGCTGTTTGACCAGTTCTTTGCTCAAGAATCCACCACACAGCTTGTGATGCGTGCGAAGGTTCAACTGAAGCTACAATCTAATGCACAGGGGTTCCTCCGTATTGGCACAGAAACGCCTGGCGCCTTTCCCTATGAGTCTCTGTTGGCGATCCTTGCACCCCTGTTGCGAGTGACCTCCATTGACGCGGTCAAAGAGCGCCTCCGAGCCGCCATGATCCCCCGTGTGTTTTTGAATGCGCATTTTGGAAATCTGGTGCTAGAGTTTTTTCGCCCTGAAGATGGAAGCGCCATGCCTGCCACACGGCAAGAGCTGGCCTACTGGGCCAATAAAGAGCTCGGTATCGCGGTGAACTCTCATACACTGTATCCTCTTCTCCGTATCTACAACGCCTACCAGCGATTCCTCCGTTTTCTTCAGGATCCCAAACAGCGCAAAGACCTTCGTCATCTCCAGCCCCTCTTGTCCGAACCTGGCCTTCTAAGCCCCAATGGACTTCAGCTGATCATCTTGGAGGACAATGGTGCGGCCCCCGTGACGATTCGGTGCCCTCCATTTGGCATATCGCTTCCACGAAATGAAAAGAATGACGTGGCTTTTATCTCTCGTATAAAGCGCACGCATGCCCCTACAGGAGTGGTTCATGCCAAATATGAGCTGTATGTTCATACGAGTAACAAACCGGCAAAGGGGGGCGAGCAAGAGAAGCACGAGAGCATTGTGTTGTGGACCTATGCGACACGATCCATTTGGCCCCCGATCGTCCAACAGCGTGTCACTGAATTCATGACGCAGTGTCAGAACCGTTATCATACGCTCTACACGGCCCAACAAAGCGTGAATCCGCGTGCCTTGATCCCCCTCTCTTCTCTGATTGTCCCAGGTCCGATCCGTCCCGAGGGTGTGATGAAGGACAGCTACAATCACATCATTGGAGTGACATTTCCGTATCAGGGCACGCTCATTCCCGTTCCTGTGATCGATGATGGGGTGGTGTCCATCTCTTCTGCCTTTTCAGTGAAAAGCATCTATCTGGATGGGGAGGATATCAAGCCTCCACTAGATTACGTATTGACCTATTACGAGACGATCCTCGCTCCCCGTCTGTCGCTCTATCCAGGATATCAGATCGATCGTGTCATCCAAAAGGGTCCCGCCATCATTGCAGTTCAATTAAAGCATGGAGTCTATCTTCCTGTCTCCGCTCCCATTGATAAGGATGTTCTTGCGAAACGCCCTGTCCCCCTTCCCGTGTCTAGCATCACTCAGTTGGAAGGGGATATCAATCGGCAGTTGATGGGACAACCTCCTTCGTTGGATACTCCCTCGTGGGATGATCTCCTGGATCAGACGACGACCGAAAAAAAGTGCGGCACGGATCCCATGTGGACGCGAACCTCCTCTTCGGAGCAATTGGAAGAGTGGTATCAGCAGTTTCGTCTCATGGTATCGAACTGGATCGCGGGGCCGGAAGGAGGGGCGGGTCTTCGAAAAGGAATAGAAGACATTATCTTTTCACGGGATCTTCCTGAATATGAACGGCGCAAACGAATGCATTTGTATATTGGGTCTACGATCTCGTCGTGGCTTTATCCAGATACGGAAAAGTGGGATACCACCACCTCCTTTCTACGTAAAGATTGTCGTGTGATCAACAACTCGGCATCATGCACAGGATCCTGTGTATGGAGAGCGAACCAGGAAGATCAGGACCAAGAAGACCAGGATGACCGAAAAGAGGAACCACAAGATAGTGGCAAGTGTCTGCTTCATGTGCCTGCGAGAACTCCCTTGGACAAGGGCCTTATGGTGTCCACCTCTGAATTGTTCACGAAACGCATCATTGATGAATTGGTGCGATTTCCTAACCGCCGAAAACAATTGCTGAAACCTGATGGAGTTTCCAAAGTATCTACGCTTCTTCGCCCGATTCATGAAGGCGATCAATATTTGATTCCTGAATCATCGTCTACCTGGACACAATTATTACAACTAGATTGGAATAAGTCGGTTCCTGAGATGCCCCATTATTATGAGGAGATGTCACGTGAAGAACAGGAGGAGCAAGAGCAGATCGAGTCCTCCACTGTCATGCCTGCCGAACTTCACCCCCTCGTTGGAGATCATTATACGTTTCGTGTGGCGGATGAAATGGATGCGGGTCGCCTTCTCCCCTTCATGAGCGCACTGGGTATCACCTTGGAAGAACTCGGGCTGGAAGAGACCGCAACCATGCTTCGTCCTTCTCATCTGACGGCCTATGTGAAGTTGACCCAACGCCCGATCGGCGTGATTCAGCAACGAGATGCAAATGAAAAAGAGGTCCAGATCGTGAGACCCTCTCGAGGCTCCGATACCATTGTCTTTCTGGTGTTTCTCGCCAATGGGGAGATTGGTATTCTGGAAGAGAATGGCACTCCACAATTGTCCATTGCAACTCTGCCCGCGCCCCTCTTGGAGGCATGGAAGGCAGCGCCGCTTGTGATGATTCGCCCACGCCTTCCTCCCGCTTCCTTTCGCCCTGTAGAACCTGTTATCAATCCCGTGGTTCCTGCTCCCACCGTCCCGCTCATTGCGCCACGCCGCATTCGGCGGCCGCAACGTGTTTCTCCTGTCAAGAACGAAAAATAAAGACGCAGAGCCTTAGGAGCCTAAGAGGGAAAGCGAAACGCAAAGGATGCCAGCGGTTTCTCTTTCTGTTCACCCACAAAGTCGGGCTCTTCAGGCACGGGAAGAATGACGCTCTGTTTGCTCCCCATGGCCACCGCACGTCGGCGGCATTCAATCATGTCCTCTACCTCATCCGTCATGATGTTCAGTCGCATCCGCCGATACGAGGGATGATCAGGATGAAGGATGACGAGATAGAGATCCGCAATGATAATCCCATAATAAGTTTCCAGGATCCATTTGTAGACATTCAGCTGCATCGTATAGTGCCAATAGTTCGTATCAGGAAGATGTTCCAGTGGTGCCAGACCCGATCCAAAGGGATTGTCTGATTTGATTTCTTTGGAGCGCTTCCAGTCATAGATCACGAATGCTCCATCGGATTTGCGACGAAACACCATATCAATGGATCCGCAGAGTTTGATCTTTTTCTCTCCTGCTACAGGAACGATGGAATCGGTGAAGACCTCCCATTCACTGCGATATGGTTCGAGATCGCCTCCACAGTCCGCCCAGAATTTCATAAAGTATTTCCATTCCACCGTCTCAAGGACAGCGGGATGGATCTGTTCGGGTGCGCCATGGAGGAATTGTTCAATGGCCAAGTGCATTGCCGTTCCCGCTTCAGATGCAATCTTTCCATTCTGAGACCACTCTGCCATGATCTCTTCGTCCGTGCGCCCGACGTATTTGCTGGTGGCCCAGTTAGGACCCTTGCGCATTTTGGTGAGAATAGCTTTCCCATCAAAGTGCCCAAAGAATTCGTGAACAAATCCCGTGCACGAAATGTTCCCCTGACAGGATCCATTCACATAGTATTTGTGCGTGGGTTCATGGAAGGTAATATGGTCGTCTCGTGGATGATGATGGAGCCGCGTGAGATGTTTCCATGCTTCGCGAGGCATGTTGTGTGCTATCATAAAAAAGAGATCGTGGAATCAAATTTTATGGGTCATCTTAGAGACTTGGTCGCCTTTGTTGGCTTAGAATGAGAAGTCCGCGATCTTCATGAGGATGTGTCCAACCTTATTCTCTCCTACAATACGACCCGATTTCCACTGTCCTCCCCACTCCGAACCCGCATTCGTCGCAGGCTGGCTGTAAAGAAGATACTTCCCTTGTGTTCTGGCGGACTCCACAATCGCATGAAAACGCGCATCACGCTCCCAGCGATACGTGAGAGCTTCGCGCAACACGTTCTCTTTCACGTGATTCCACTCGGCATCATTCAGTGTGAGACGGAAGGGGATCAGTGATTTCTTCAGGAGCGCATCCTTCACACTCTTGGTCTCGGAGAGCAATCGTTCTGTCTCAGCATCGTCCATGATGATCATTTGATCTTGTTTGCGTTCCACCTTTTTCATGAGACGCATCTGAAGAAACTTCTGGTGAATGGAACCCTCGCGGCTAAAGAGGGAAACGGCGAGATCACGGCCTCGCTCGGCAGGGGTCGCAGTTCGCGCCAATCTCATAGCGGCCATGTAGTGCTCTACAGAGGGATAGAGGACCGAGGGGCGTTCAGGATCAGGGATGGGGAACGGTGCGGAAAGGCTCAGCCATCGTCCCGCATAGGGGTCCTTGAGCTGTAAGAGATCTGCAACACGCACACTGGGTCCAAAGAGGAAGACCTCATTCACTGTCAGGGCGCGCGAGGGTGCAGAGGGAACAATGGGCTCTTCTTTCTCATCATCCAATACCGCATCCTTCTCAGCAACCACTTGCTCCATTGGAATAGCAGCAGTAGCCGCAGTAGCAGCAGTAGCCGCAGTAGCAGCAGTAGCAGCAGTAGCAGCAGTAGCCGCAGTAGCAGCAGGAATTCGTGGAGCATCCTGGCGTTTGAAGATAAACCACCGATTCAAGAAGGAAAACTCTTTCACCGATGCCGACATCGGAAAGGACTGTTTTCCCTTTTCCGCCATCTGGTAGCTGAGATCAAAGGTGTTCGTGGACGCTCCCAGGCCGATCTCCGCAAGTTCCGTCTTCGTCAACAGCCGAAACCCAATCTCTGCCAGTTTGGATTGGAGAAGGGAAAACGGAACGAGATATTCGCGGTGAGTGGAACCAATGCTGATAAACTCCACGTCAATGGCCAATCCGATGGACGCATCATCGTCTGTCAGGTGCTCCTGATCGTAGGATTTGGTAATGGACCATAACGGAACGTCGCCCTCCCAGCCCTTTCGGGCATGACCCTTCTCCACGGATTGAAGCATCTGAAAGACTCTGTCTCCATCAAAGCAGCATCCTGTGAAGTATCCACCCATTTTCACCGTATCCGATAGATTCTGTAGGAAGCCATCCAACATCGTGCTGGATTCAAAGAAGTAGTGAATGGCAAACATGCAGGCGGCCACATCGGCTCCCTCTCGGAACGAGCCCGAGAGTTTGGTTTGAATGTAAGGAGGAAGAGGTCCCTTGGGCTCCATACGTCCAAAGATAGACCGCAGCATGTCCTGCTCTTCTTGTCCTGCTCCCGCCTCTCCTGACACAATGGACTTGGAGCTGTCACCAATGATAAAGGCCATCAAGGGCACCTTTTGCGGACCGAGTTCCGTAAGAGCCTCCACATATCGCTTGTAGGCGCCATTGTCCGAATTGGTAATGTTCTCTCCTGCCTGATCCATTCCCACCACGATATTCGCCCGATTGAAGATCCATTTATACAGATCGCCACCCTTTCCGCATGCCATGTCGAGCAGATTCTTCTTTCCCCCTTTGAGCACGCTTTTCAGAAGAATGCGGTTTTTGATATACTTGTTGTGGAAATCCTGTAGACCCTTCACGAGGTTCATGTTCTCTTTCGGAGCCTTGCGCTCATAGTATTTTTTCGTGACATCGGTCTCGCGGGAGTGGACAAGTGCCTCCACTTCTGAAAGGGTCGGCTGTTCATGGCCCGTCTGAATCATAGACACGGTGACAGGATCGTGAATGGAGTTCCACACATCATTTGCGACTCCTGAATCATTCATCATTCCCTTGTATACGATGGACCCCTTCAGTTTCATGGCGCGTAGAAGGCGTTCCGTCTTGTCGTGGCGGATCCGAGAGGGAACCCATCGCCAACCAGGCTCTCTCGTCGGATCATATCGCATTTCCACGATACTGCGGGGCGGGATAGGCTCATGAGATTCCTCGGTCATGATGTATTGCTCTCCCGTTTCAGGATGAACTTCCAGGATGCGGTGGCAGGTGTGCGCCATGGTATCCGCATAGTCGGTGGGAGTAAAGAGAATGGGCTGATAGCGAGAGGGACCATCACCCTCTTTCAAAAGGGGATCTTGACGAAGAATGGTAGAACGCGGATCCTTGTGCTGGGCGGATGTCTCTCCACCAACATAGAGGCTCATCGTTTTGTATTGAATGGTCTGGTTGTTGCTCGGGTCGATGCTGGTAGTGACCTTGTCCAGTGCGGGCTCATCTGGATCTTTTTCGTAGACAATCAGGAAATCCACCGTGTTATCAATGGCCGGTTTCCATTTGAACTGATGTTTGAAGCGAACACCCGCACGATCAGGAAGCGGCTCCGTGTTGCTCGTCAGAATCAGACCATCCGTGTGGTAGATCCGTTTGGTTTCCAGAATACGGGTGGCGCATCGCGTAAAGACCGAATCGTCCAGGGGAGCCGCAAACTCAAACCGTTTCAGCATCACCATTAGGCGACTGGATTCCGTTAGGCTAGGAGCGATTGTTTTCGTATCCTGTGTCCATAACGCATACCAGTTTTTCATGCGAACATATCGTGACATACCCTCTCCATCTAACTGTCCCTCGGGCGTGAAGGTTGCAAAAGGGAGGCGAGAGACAGGGCGACCCTCTTCGTAGTAGATGTCAAACAGGAGATAGTGATGAATCGCCCGTTTGTCATGGGACATCGTCACCCACTCACCATCTACCATGGAGTTCGCACACGCCGCGTTTTGAAGACCCGTGCGATACACATTCAAACTCTGATCCAGCAGAAAGAGCTCTCCTGATGCATCTACCATACCCATGGCGCGCAAGCCGTCCGCCTTGTCTGTCACATTGTATCCCGTGCGAAGATTGGGAACCTCCTCTTGAATGTCTTTGGTCATGTTTTTCACCTGGAGGGTGACAGGACCGACACCACGAAACACGGGATCGCGAAACTTATCACTGCCCGTCAGAGTTCGGTAATCAGATCGCACGCGTTCCGCAACAGACGCCCGAATCAACAGGGAATTCTTCTGAATGGCACGCAGGACTTCTCCACATCCACGGATCAATGATTTGAGCGCAGCCTCCGCCGTGGCAGTGTGTTCGGTCCCATGAAGCAACTCCACTTCCACCTCATAACGAGGGACCTCCATCAATACGTTGTGCTGAAGAAAACGCTGAGACCACTGGTATTCTTTGCGACCTGGAGTGCGACTGGGGGTGTAAGGAGATTGGCGGACCATGGACAGATCCACACGAATCCCGTGTCCCTCAAAACTCCAGCGTCGGATCAATCGGAAGGCCTTGCGCAAGGTCGGCCACTGCTTGATGAGGTCCAGGATACGCGGATCCGTTGGTGAAAGGGGCTCCTCGCGTCGCACTTTGACACGCATGTGATATTCGTGGAGATTGACGTTGCTTTCTGAAGAGGCACGGTCTTTCATCATGGAGGTGAAGTCTTTTCCTTCGAGATTGTCATCGCGGCAATAGGACTGAATGATTCCGAGACCATCCAGGGTAAAGCGAATCTGATTCGGAGTGAGGATGTTCAGATAATCCTGTTGGGCGAGAACTTTCCATCCTTTGGCACGAATCCGTTGCGCAATGTGGAGAAAGGTCGTGGAGTCCACCGCACCCTCTTTTCCAAAGGTGGCCTCTACTTCTAAGAGGGGGTGGGCGAACCAGTCTTGGACAAATCCAGCCAGCTGTTTGGATTGATCCAGAGTGAGGTCCATTCTACTATGGAGTGACAAAAGAACCTTATACCCTTTGTGTCGTAACGAATCACGTGGTCAATTTTACTAATGCTGAATGATCTGATAGGAACAACGTGCTCCATCAAAGGCGCTCTCAATGATTTCAATGGCTTCGGAGTGGTTACCATGGTCATAAAAGAGGTCTACGAAGAAAGCGCGACGTTCAGGATACGTATGAACCGTCATATGACCTTCTTCTAGAAGATAGGTATAGCAATATCCACCGCCATGGGGGAACGTATGCCCTGTCTGCGCGACAACAGAACATTGTATGTGATACACGACGCGATCCCACACAGGGCGTCCATGAGTGATATCTGTCATATGTATCAAATATTCTCTAGGCACGTTGTATCCATGGACGAGAACATGGAGCCCCTCTATGTTCTGATTCATTGTAGGAGATACCCCTGCCTCATCTTTAAGCCTATACCCATGAGTGAAAACGTTGCAGGGAAAGCGCCTTTCCAAGGCGCACCGCAAGAACATCTTTGAGCTGTTTCCGATCCGTCTCTTGCCAACTAGGAAGAGCGGACAGACGCTCTACCAATTCAACTTTCGTTGCCTCCACTTCGGGCCATTGAACGATCCATCCACGACTCTCCATGTCCATGATCCACTCCCCCACCAAGGACGAAAAGGGGCGCGCTGATGCACCTGAAGGCATCGCCACCCATCGCGCATGATGATCCGCTAGCCACGTGGCATGTTCTTTCTTCCAGTTCATGGGGTTGGAGGAGAAGTGAATTTCTCCCTTGACACCACTGGGAGCATACTCCTCCTCCCTTCCCTTCTCTTTGTCGTTGTCCCGCTTCCCGTGCCCCTCTTCCACGCGCTCCTGAACCGCCTCTTTCATGATCACAAACTGAATCTCTCGGATGTAGGAAATCCCTTGAAACAGGTCATCATAGTCCTTCTCTTCCATCCGTGCTCCATGAAAGGCCTTTCCGATCAGCTCATACAGGTGTTTCCGTTTGCGAGCAAGAGGGGTCGTGCGTAGCATCTCCACTTCTTCTTGAAGGGTGGTAGTGAGCGTCATGATAAGTTCAGTGCGAACCGAGGGAGGGGCCAGCATGTAATAATGGGGGTCGGAGAGGCACGCAAACAGGCTAATGATTCCAGTAGGATACAAGGAAAATGCCGTGTATCCAGGCAACAGAAGGGAATCTAGCGATGTCTCTTTCACGATGGACATGCGAATCTCCATCGAATCCAGAGTGCGGGCTCGATGGGGATTGGTTTCCGCGTAGCGGAGTAATTCTTGGTAGCTGACATTTTGATAGACACGGGCAGGGGTTGTCATGGTGACTCTACTTCCATTCATGTGATCCGACTTTAGGTGTCACTCTCTTCTGGATCAGGTCGTGTCCGTAAATGTTCCAATTCTTTGAGACGATCCTCGTGTTCCTGATGTGTTTTGGAGCAAAACTGGAGATATTCTTTCATCTGTAGGAAGGCCTCCTCGGAAATGGCAGACAGGTCAAAAAAAATACCATTGGAATTCTCGGTATAGGTTTCCTTGGTTTTACGAAGAATACGATAGATTTCCTCTTGTTCTGGTTTGGACAGTTGTTTGATGTTATCAAAGATAGATTTTCGTTCGTCGTATGACATCTCTACTTCCGGATAGATCATCATCGTGTGAATTCACTCGCAGTCCGTTTAGGGCTCCTCTTCGGACTCCGCTTCGGACTCCGCTTCGGACTCCACTTCGGACTCCACTTCGGACTCCACTTCGGACTCCACTTCAGGCTCTGCTTCCTCTTCAGCTTCCTCTTCGGACGCCACTTCGGACACCACTTCGGACGCCACTTCGGCGGCTTCAGACTCCACTTCGGATTCGGACTCTGCACCATGAAGACGAATAAACATGCCACTCGCAAGGATATAGGCATCCTGGATGGCAAACTTGGATCGTTTCAATTCCACCTCCACCTGATCTCCAATCTGAACACCATCATATTCCTGATTGCCAATGTGGAGATCACGAGGCACTTGAATCCGAATGGCATTGCGATGATTGATGTAGAGACCCATCTTGTTTTTACGAATGACTTCACCTGTCACGCGAACCCCATCGGCAGGATAGATGACACGTCCCTCCAATTTGACATAGTAGATCGCATCCCCCGTAAAACGGGCCGCCTCAAAGTGACCCATGGAGTGAGACAACAGTTTGACGGTGCCGGGAAGGACAAATCCGTGTTCCGAGCATTTCTCCTCCATCATCTGGATGGCCTTCTTGGTCAAGAGATCCTGAACGGTCTGCGATTTGATCTCATTGAATTCACGTGGTGTGAGGTTGATTTTCTTTTCAAAGAAGGCGGTGGATTCCATGGTGTGTCTACTATCTGAATCATCTCTTTGTTCAATTTTATGACGAGAAGTCCACCTCTACGTTCTTCTTATTGCCGCCGCCCTTTTTAGGGCTACCGCCGCCCTTTTTAGGGCTACCGCCGCCCTTTTTAGGGCTACCGCCGCCCTTTTTACTAAGTCCACGAAACGAAGAGGTATGTCCCATATAAAAGGCCTGAACGGGGCGGAAGAACCACCGTTTGTCTTGAATCCGCAAGGCATCCATGTAGCGTAGCACAATATCCAAGAGGTTGCAGGCTCGAGTTGAATTTTCAATAGGACGTTCCATGCGAATCATATTTCGAGTGAGATCTAAATCATGCTGTCCCTCGGAGCGTAAGATATCGCCCAACTGAACCAATTTCGCAACATGACCTGACATGTTACTGACATTTTCACATTCCAACCCACGTTCCACCTTTTTTCCCGTATCAGGAGGGAGCGCCGTTTTAAAGACAATATTTCCATTTTTAGACACTACAAATCCATAGAACACTCCTGTATTTCGCCGATGAACCGAAAAGGCTTGCATCGCATCCGTCTTATCTCTTTCAATCTCTTCTACAATAGACGTCGCGCATATCTCCCTATCACATAGATACTGGAGTCTTCCCGTTGCAGGATCAAACATACGATGAACCACAAGACGCCCCATCTGATAGAGATCATCCTGAATCATATGAGTCTGCTTTTCAGAGAATATCAGTTCCTTCTGTTCCTCTAGGGAGATCCATTCATCCCATACGTAAGAGAGAAGGGCATGCTCAAAGGCTCGCACATCCCGCTGAGGAGACGCATGAAACGAGGTATGAAACCAGTAGATGATCTCCACCATATGAAGATATCGCTCCATGATCGAGGCGTCGCCGCGAGCCATCGCCACACGCCGTTGTTCCAATTTCTCAGGAGGATCCCTGTGAGCGGCGTGCGTGGCCAACTCATGAATCCAGGCCACCATCTCGGCCCAAAAGGCGCCGATGGGCTCCTGCTCCTCTACTTCGTCCTCATTGACAGGGATGATTTGTTGCTCTTGGGGAGCAGGAAGGTAGGCATCCCGCTTGACAGGAAAGGAGGCCGCGCGAACCGCAAGAGGAATCGTCAGATCTGTATACACATTCGGCTGAAAGACATAATACCCGTTACAATACCGAATGTATCCATGCAACTCGCGGTAACGAATCTGAAACGATTTGTTGTTTACAATATCCTGTAAGAAGTCCACGGCGACATGCCGAGGGATCTCTTTTAAGATGTCCCACATATCCTCTGTCGCATAAAAAGACTGTTTCTCAAATAGTCCGCGAATGAGCTCTTTCAATTGATGAATGCGCCATCGTGCGGAATATTCGTCATAGGTGGAGTCATCCATGGGAAGACGACTAACATCAATCTGAGGGCGGCAGGTATAGTCGCAGGTTTCAATCCAATCACACACGGCAGTAAAGGGCATGTCGTTAATGTTCACCTCTTCGCGGACCAGTCCTTGGGCATCTATCTCTCTCATAGGGGGCTGTCCCTGAATCAGGATCGCATCATGATTCAAATTACAATCCATGGCAGACTGTTTCATGACACGCGTGACCTGGCCGATCAGCACCGCCTTCTTAAATCCGACGCGATAACTGTATAAATCAGCGGTCTCGCGATCGTCGTCAGGGAGTGTCGCGACATACAAATAAACCGTGTTGTTGCGCTTCTCCAAGGGAAGAGCACAATGGGACAGATAACGAATCGCGCGTCCCAAAATCTGTTCCGTTTTGTTTAAGTGAAACCAAGAGTCCAACAAATGGGTTTCGCGAACAAACCGCAAGTCCACACCTTCGGATGCAATCTGTGATCCGATGATGACTTTCATGATCTTTCCTGTGGCATTCTCAAACGATCGCTGTGCAGTAATGGTAGCCTCGTTATGTGGAGAAAGTGCATTATCACCTGTTAGCACTCCGTAGTAGGCGGGAGAAAATGTATGGCTGGCTCCTGCATGTTCCCGTTCCTTCCGAGTGCAAGAGGCACACTGGCGCCCTCCTTCCGCTTGGATGGGATCCATCAACAGGGATTTTTTTCGTCCATAGGGGCTGTATCCATTTGCCTCGAGTGCCAAACACAGCGGAATGGCGCCTCCACTGACGAATCGTGTATACAAAAAGACACACCCTTCTGCCGTGCGAATGCGTCGGATCAATGCGTCAAACTTGGGGCTATAGGAGGCAAGTGCACCGACCGCGAGCCATGCTGCGGACTCTTTGGCGCGATAACGGACTTCCCCTCCTTCCATCTCACGATCAAACACGCTCAACAGAGCGTTTTCATTGGTTCGTCGAGAATAGGCCTCATAGGTGTCTCCTTGGGTGGATGCCGTCGCAGGAAAGACAATGTTTCCCGCATGAACAAGACGCCCCAGATCGATCGTATTGATTCCTTCGCCTGGCGAGAGCGCATTCATAAAGACACGCGTGGCCTGAAGAGCATGCCCTTGAAGGGGAACAGGGAAAAGCGGAAGGCGCTCGTAATAGGCGCGATCCTCTTCTACAATGGGATTTCGTCGTGGATTGAGAAGGGGGTAGGCAGGAAGGCGAGCGATGTGTTCAGGAAAGAGGCGAACAGGAAAGGACAGGGGATTTTCTCCTCGCATAAAACTGACATATCGATGGGCAATCAGCGACAATCGTTCAGAGCCCTTCTCCAAGAGACGCCCCTCACGATCGAACAGGTCTGCCTCGGTGAGTGTCGCCTTTTTATCATTCATTAATAAGAGGTTGAGCATGAATACGATTTCACGATAGCTGTTATACATAGGGGTGGCCGTCAGTGCGCAAAACTTCATACCCTCAGAATACATCAGAACATCGCGCAGAAAGGGAGTCAGTAATTTACCACCTGCGGCATCTCCCTTTTCTGCTTTTCCTCCCACTTCTACCGCTTCATCCTCTGCGATATCGCGAAGATTATGGGCTTCATCGATAATCAACAGCTTTCCACTAAATGCATTTCGGATGGCGCGTTTTTTATAGATCTCATTCTGTTCATCGGTTTTTCCTGGAACTCCTTGGATAAGGGATTGAATATAGTTTGCAAAAGAAATGTAGGCGAAGACTTTGAAGCGCTTTTTGATCATCTTGTTCACTTCCTTTTCAATCGTGTTGAGATTGCGTTCATACAACATATTGGTCAGCTTCAAATATGTCGTTCCCGTGCATTGTGATGCTGTGTTGGGTTCATTTCCATGTCCAATCACAACCTTAGAGGGATCAAAGATCGTGCGAAAGAATCCCTGCTGGATGGTGGGGGGCGCAATGAGAATCACTTGTTGATGGGGAAAATGTTCGAGCCAGGCCTCCATGATTTGAACGGCCGCACATGTTTTACCGACACCGACTCCATGATAGAGAAGAGCGGACATATAGGGAGTCTTGGGTGACATGAAGTTGGCGACAAATCGCTGAACGGGAGTGACCTCAAAGGTGCCTTGGTCTTCACATGGATTCGCATTCGGTTTCCATGTGGTTTGAAGAGACTCGGCAAATTCTCGTTTGGACAGAAGCTTTTGTAGAAATTCATGATCCATGACATCGGGATAGGCACCCGTTTCTTTTTCCCAGCGTGTCATGGCCTTGGAGGGAAAGAGGTCACGTCGCTGGAGTTCTGCGAGGATGATATCGCGCTCGGAAAAATCGGTGGTGTTGTCCCAGCGGTCTAGCAGTTCGGGTTCAGGGAGGGATCCGAGAGGGCCTGCGACTGCAGCCACTTGAGCCACCCGCTGAGGGCGTCGAATCGGCGCCCGCACTGATATAGGAGCCTGAAGGGGAGCAGGGGGCATAGGGGCCTCTACAGGAGCTTCTAGTGCCACAGGGGCTTCTAGTGCCACAGGGGCCTCTACAGGGGCTTCCATCGGAATGGCAGCTGGAACTGCTTCCGATGAGAAAGAGGGCATGACTTGTCTAGGGCGTCTGATGGATCTCATACTTCTTACGGGCATCTGGATCGGAGGGATGTCATTCGCAAGAGCATTCAAAATCACAGGAGCTTCCATAGGAGCCGCCATCTCTTCCACTGGGGCCACAGGATCTTCCATAGGAGCAGCCATATCTTCCACTGGGGCCACAGGCTCCTCTTCCACTGGGGCCACAGGAGCTTCCATAGGAGCCGCCATCTCTTCCACTGGGGCCACAGGATCTTCCATAGGAGCCGCCATCTCTTCCACTAGTGCAACAGGAGCGGGTGCAATAGGTGCTACAGATGCTATAGGGGACGCAACAGCCACAGAAGCAGCTGGATTAGGAACAGCGACGGATACAGGTCGTGTAATAGGTCTACGTCTGGGCATGGGAATGAAATTGGCGACAGGAGGCTCCTCCATGGAGGAAACAGGCGCGGCTGCAGGCATAGGCACAGGAGCAGGCACAGGAACGGCCGCAGGCTTTGCCACAGGAACGGCCGCAGGACCGGCCACAGGCACGGCCGCAGGACCGGCCACAGGCACAGGCACAGCCACAGGAGACGTCTCTTCGTCGCTGTCGTTTGCGAATGGATCTTTAAATGTCCTTTTCACCGCCGCCATTCTATGTAGGATATCATAAATTAGAGAAGGGAATCGATCACGCTTATGCCTTTCGGTCAGGCTTACGCCTTTCGGTCAGGCTTACGCCTTTCGGTCAGGCTTACGCCTTTCGAAACATGGACCGATGAGAGTCCAATGTGGAAACAGGGTAGAAGTTCTTCATGATGTTCCCTGCTTTGAGCAGGAGTTCCTGCTTTTCAATATGATCCGGACGAATCTTTATCATGGCCTCCTCTAAGGAACACCATTTGATTTCGGAAATCTCACGTGTCATATGAGGATTCTGTAGATTCATCTGAACATCCACATGGGGATGACAGATCGCAAAATAATATTTATGGCAGTAATGAACCTGATTGGATCCAAAGAATGTTTCCGAGACGGACTGTGTATTGTGAATGACCGAATAATCGCCGCGATGAAGACCCGACTCCTCCTGAAACTCGCGCATGGCACATCCCATGTCGGTCTCATAGGGATTCCGCCTGCCCTTGGGAAAGCCCCATTCGCACTCAGTCCAGGTTGTAGGATAACGCTCTATCAATTCTGGAATCCGATGAGCCATTTGAGAAAAACGCTGTTCGGAGGCATGATATTCGCTCTTGTGGGATCGGACGCCTGATGTTCCTCCCCACATGTGCTGCCACAATTGCTCAAAAGACAGAGTGCGAAGAAGTTCATGCTCCTTCTGTGTCATTCCTTGTAGGAGTTTTCCCATGTATTCATCATGATGAGGGTGATATTTACCGCGTATGAATTCAACAAAAGACATGGAATCTTTTCGTTGAATCAGCAAAAATTGGAGGCCCTCTGTGGGATTCCGAATGGGATAGGACGGAGAAAAAAGGGCCTGTTGATGGGTGTCCGATGGATACCGCATCGCAATCATTCCATAACTGGTCACAGGAGATAAACAAGAACGAAAGACGTGACCTGGGAGGCCACAATTGGTACAGTGGGGGATACGGTGGAGACCATCCATGCTAGGCAACCACACTGTGTCTTCTTTAGATATGCGCGTGCCCTTCACGAGTGTGTCACATACATGCCCTCAAAGAACGCACGATGTTATAGAATGCAGTTTCCCCCGCGTGTATGGGGACCCTTCTTTTGGCACACGATTCATTTGGTTGCCATTGGTTATCCGAAGAACCCCACTTATACGGATAAGAAATGCGCAAAAGACTTTTACGAGTCTCTGGCACATTTACTCCCCTGTCCGATCTGTCGCACCCACTATGCGACCCACCTCGCCGCCCATCCTCTGACGCCTTTCCTGGATTCGCGAACGGATCTGATTCAATGGACGGTCATGCTTCATAATGCCGTCAATAAGACGCTTGAGAAACCTCTGTGGACGCTGGACGAGGTCATGCAATACTATGAGCGTCTCGGCCGCCGTGACCGCTCTCCTGTCTGGACACCCGAGGACATGGCCGAGGTGGATACTCGCTCTTTCATCAAGGGGTTTATCACAGGAGGAATCCTGTTGTCCACCGTAGGAGGCGTGCTCTATGCGCTGAGTCAGAGTCATGGGGGCACTTAAAGACGCAGTCATGAAACAACGCCATTTACCATCCGGCGTATACAATCTTCCCGTAAATATGGAGGGATAGAATAGAATGGCATCCATCCATACGAATGTCCTTTCATCAGACGTGCTGGACCAGTTGCAGCGTCTGCCTGAAGTTCTTGCCGCCAAAGAACGTTTGGACGCTCGTTCCCAGGGAAGGGTCTATTTCACGATCCCCATGACGGATGCCCTTCGCACGACCCTTCAGGACACGTTCGGTCTGAATCTTTCCACGGTCCACTCCATTCCCATGCGATGGATCAAGGGAGACACGGCTCCTCACGTAGATGTCACCTCCCAAGCGTTTGAATATACCCATCTCCTTTATTTGAATGACAGCCCTGGTGAACTCGTAGTAGGAGACGAGTCCTATCCGATTCGCTCCAATACAGCATTTGTCTTTCAGGAGGGTATGTCACATGAGACCCGTCACACGGGAGAGACCCCACGTCTCCTTATTGGCCCGATGAGCGAGCAGGCATTGCCTGTTGGTGGATCAGCAGTGTCTTATTACCCAAGCGAAGCTGATGCGCTTGCCTATACCAATTCTTTTGGATATGGTGTTTCTTACATTGTAGGAGATGGTGGACCCTTTGGCGGATTTACGAGTTGGAGACTGGCGTCTAACAGCTTTGGAAGCTCTCCTCAGAATGTTGTCTATGCGAATGGAAGCACATTAATCGCAGACGGATCCTATTATTTGTATCCTGCTGCCCCCTGTTTCCTAGAGGGATCCACCATTCTCTGCCAAGTAGATGGAGTAGAACAGTATGTCCCTGTGGAGGCTCTTACAAATGGAACGCTTGTCAAAACAAGTCTCCGTGGATGGAAGAAGGTGGTCGCAGTAGGAAAGGGATCCATTCAGAATCCTGGCGATGATGCTCGCACCGAAAACCGTCTCTACCGATGCTCGCCCTCTCAGTATCCCGCATTGAAGCAGGATCTGTATTTGACGGGATGCCACTCCATTCTTGAGTTTCCCATCACGGAAAAGCAAAAGGAGGATACCATCGCACGCCTGGGTAAACTGTTTGTGACCGACAAGAAATACAGACTCATGGCATGTGTGGACGAGCGCGCGGAGCCGTGGAATTCAGAGGGGACCTATCCGATTTATCATTTTGCACTAGAAAACGAAGACGATGGTATGAATGATGGCGTGTATGCCAATGGATTGTTGGTGGAATCGTGCGCGATCCGAACACTACTTCACCGATCAAATATGACGCTGCTGTAAGAGGGTGCGGCAATGGATTTTCTATGCGTATTCTACCTATAAAAAGAGAGACTACGAATAGTAGAGATGGAAAAGGATCAAACGGAAGTGATAGTAGACCAGGAAGAGGATCAAACGGAAGTGATAGTAGACCAAGTCCAGCCGAAAAAACTAAGTGCACTAGAACATTTTTATGCACGTATGCGTCTGCCAATTGGCACATCTTCCATTAGCTTTCCGATCACGGAGGATGTCAGAAAAGATATTGAAAAGTATAAACTAGAAATCGAAGAGCGTCATCGGAATGGTATGTATTAATATGTTTTAATGTCCACATGTATCATATTTGGTATAATACACGTGGATAAATAACCCAATTTATACCTCAAATCCCTCCATTCCAATCAAATACTTCAATTCATAAAAATGATGGGCAAACAACGGGTGTTTTTTGATAGACGCACGAATATGCTCCCCCATCTCTGCCCCGCGGACCACATCATGTCGCATCATAGACAAATACCGCACGGACCAGATCCTCACGTATAAATCCATGTTGGGATCGGGTAAACCCTCGTCAAATGATTCAATGATAGCCTTACAAACATCTTCACATTCGCGATTATAGCCGTAATAATAGTACTTCATAACGATTTGCCAGTATACATACACTAGATTGGTAGTGGGGACCAATAAATTTTCCAGTGTATCTTGGTAGTCTCCATAGCCACAATGAATGTCCTCTGCAAATTCCGCCTGCAGTTCGAGCATGGTGTACTCCTCATGATGCCCAAAGCCCTGCTGAATGGTATCTCGTATGACCTCCTGAAGACGTTGGAGAATGGGACGTCCAATTCGTTCTGAACAGGTAAACAAACAACCCACTGCAACCCATCGCGCCTGAGAGTAGTATTCACGTTTGTTTTCTGGGCGCAGATATTTTTTATCTTCTACATTCAATACTTGTAAATGGAATCGCTCACTAATGTTATTCAATACATACAATAAACGACGACTCAATTGCCCATCGCGACAAATTTTTAACCCCGCTGACCCCCCTGCTCCTAGGTTACTATCGATCCACCCAAACCTCGATGTCCCAAATGGATTCTGCTCCATTGTCCGAAGAACCAGGCTAAATTTGCTAAACACGACTACCGTGCTCTCCACCGAAATGCGCGCATCCCGTGTCGGCCAGTAGACCTCACGATTGGAACGAATCTTGTCGGCAAACTGATACGCCCACAGGTCCTCCACTTCCATCAAGATGACCCGTGTGATACTCTCTAGATGATGGGAGCGTCGTCGCTCCACAATATGATCATAGAGGTGTTGATTACAGTAGATCACAAGATAGCATGGGACCGCCAAAAGCGCCTCCATGCCCTGTAGGGTATCTGCAAGACTTCGGCTACCTGCATGATATTTTTGTAAGAGAAAGCATCCCGTTGTCAAGGTGCAGTCCGGTAGGGTAGCCATGTTGAAGATACACGGGTAGAGTCGTTTATGCTCCATTCAAAAACGAAAGGAAGTATCAGAGAATGGCTGCTGAACAGAAGATTAAAAATCAAGTGTTCAATCGGATCAGTAAGATTGCAGGCCAGCCAAATGACACCCTCTTAGGAAAGGTTTCCTCCTGGATGGAAAAGAAGCCTGAGGTCCCTTCCAGCACTCCTTCCAGCACTGCTTCCAGCTCTACAGGCGTTGCAGGACTATTCGGACGTCTCTATTCCAATACAAAAGCTGGAATTGCGACGACAGGTGTTGCAGCAACCAATGCCATTGCATCTTCCACGGGTGTGAACGGATTTCAACTGTCTAGTATGATCGCCTATGTCTTTGCAATTCTCTGTGTCTTGCTCATTATTGTCTTATTTGTCCATTTCTTCATTACCCCTATCTTTCGTCTTCGTCCTGGCACCCCGGGTCTCATTCCCGTCCCAGGGTTCGATGATGGAATCCTCTACTGGTCCTCTTCTTCTGCTCTCCTTCCGAATGCGAGCCTTCCCATTCGTAGCCAATCCTATGGATATTCTTTCCATGTGGACATCTTTATTGAGAATCCGCTTGCCTTCTCTCCTCATCCCCGTCTCTTATTCCATCGCGGAGGAGTTCCAAAAGAGGAGCCCTCAGGAACCACCCTACTTAGCATTCTAAAGCGATATAATGTGGCGGTGGCATTGACGCCTGATACAAATGATCTGATCGTCTCGGTGTTGAACAAAAACCACGGGATGGAAAACAGTGTCCTTTCCAATGTTCCTGTTCAAACCCCTTTTCGGCTGAGCATGGTGATCATGGAACAGGGAATGGAGGTCTATCTCAATGGACAATTGGTGAAGACACGGCGTTTTGAAGCGCCTCCCTTGGACATCACAGGAGACATCGTTCCGATACCTGGTCTCGCCACCTTGCGCCAATTGAAACTATGGGGACGCATCCTCAGCGCATCAGAAATACGAGAGGCGACCCCTGCTCTCACTACGGCAAAAGACTTTAATCTAGGACCCATTCCTTCTTCTACCTCATGTGAGAACACAAGTACACCCCTCTCCAGTGGGGGCGCAAGTGCATCCCTCTCCGATGCTGCTTCTAGTGCTGCTTCTGCCATCGTTGACAGTTCCACGATGTCTTCTTTGAGCGCCCCCTTTTTTACAAGACTAGGACCTGGAGGCAGATCGTAGGAATCCCTTCAGAGAAGTAGATAGGATGGAGATTCTTCCCCTTTTGTTACAAGCGGGTGTTCTCGCCTGTATCATCTATGTGATCTACTTGATCGTGTATCGCCCGTCAGGTCCGCAGGATGTGTTGCCCTCTTTGACCCCATTGAACACAAAGACCGATGTCATGGTATCTGATATCACACAAAAGAAGATCCTAGGTTCCAGTGGATCTTCCGTCATGGGATTCTTCTATCTAAAAGGCGGTGATCGCACCGCCCATTATGGACAACGATATCTTCCCTTGATCCAAGTGGAAAACAATTGGTTTCTGGAGTCCATGGGAGGATCTCATGACAAACACAAACGAGCGGCCCGTCTTCGTGTGAAAACCACACAGGGCCGCGTCAAAGAAGAGATCATTGATCTCCCCCCGATCCCCATGCAGAAGTGGGTATTCATTGCGGTTCTTCGTGAGGGCCGCCGTTTTGATGTGATCTATGATGATCGTATTGTTGCCTCTCAGCGTCTAGAGAATTATCCTGTCATCATTAGCAGCCCGTTGTCTGTAGGGCAGAAAGGGCTAGGAGGGTCTGCCATTCATGTGATTGTCCAGGAAAAACGGTTGACTCCCACGGAGGTAGAAAAAATTCACTTGACCTATGTGGATAGCAATCATAATATCCTAGAAACCAATTCCATTGACATGCTTCTACCGTTCCCGAAGTTATCGGCACAATGCCCTCCCGGTTTACCATGCAGCGCCCTTACTTCTCCTCCACAGAATGGGATGAAACAATGGAAGTCGCCCTATGCCTAAAGACATTCAGGAAGATTATCCTCTGCTCTGACAGAACATGAATGCAAACACCCGTGAACCAGCACCGCTTCATTATATGATTCCTTATTTGCTTGTTTTTGTAAGTCTTCTGGGTATGTATTATTTGTATCAGTATCTATTTGGTCCGCGCATGGGAACTCCCACGACACTGGTCCCCGCTACACGCTCCGCCACCACGGACGCCAGTCAGCCGATCACCATCCGCATGGATCAACTCCCACGCCTATTTGAAGGAGGAGAATTCACGGTCTCCACCTGGATCTATGTGTCCAATTGGTCCTACCGATCTGGATTAATGAAATCCATCTTGCGCATTGGGGGTTCGCGATTTGACACCTTCCGAATCTATCTGGGTGGACGAACCCCCAAACTTCACATCCGATTTCATACGCATGATCAAGGAATGCCCCATGCCCATCGCGTGGAAGATGATCTCTCCAAGGCCTCAAGAGACCCCCTCTTTACCTCTCTTTCCATGGAGAGTGGGCATGGCAATCGTGCCCCCTTATGCGATCTGCCTGAGATCGATCTACAACGATGGGTTCATCTGACGGTGTCGGTGAATGCCAAGACAGTTGATGTCTATACGGATGGAAAGTTGGCCCGTTCCTGTGTCCTCCCCTCGCAATACAAAGTGGATTCTAGTGGATATTCCGCGAGCCTGTTGGACTACGGTGGGTTCGGCGGACAACTCTCTACGACGACCATGTATGATCAGGCGTTGAATCCTGAGTCGGTCCACAAGCTCTACATGGCAGGGCCTGAACCCATTACATCATTTGGAGGATGGCTGGGGTCTATCTTTGCACCTGGTGCCTCTCTTTCACTGAATATCGCATAGCCTATCAGTCGCTGTCGGCCCTATAAAATAAATCATACAAACTAGTAAAAGGGATGAGTAACGCGGGTCGTGCAAATACCGTGGCTCATACAAACAATGTGAATCGTGCAAACAATGTAGCTCGTGCAAGCAATGCAGGCACAGCGGGTCCTAATCAGGCAGAAAAGGTAAGTAGTGGTGTGCTATCCGTCATTACGGACATCGTTCAATCTGATGTGATTGCACAGGCGCTCTACGCAGTCGTGTTGGTAGGATGTGTCTATCTCTCTTTTGTGTTTGTGGAGATGATGGCAAACTATATGAACCGTCTTCATACGAACCGAACGGAACTTATTCCAAACACTTGTCCGACGGATGTGCGCACCAAAATCATTGTTCAGAATCCGAATGTGGCAGGATCCAAACCGATCTCGCTATCCTCTAATGAGCGAAGTGGAATTGAATTTAGCTACTCCTTCTTTCTGAATGTTAACCCATCGTCCTTCCGCCAAGAACAGGGTCTGCTCCATGTGTTCCACAAGGGATATAGTTCTCAGTTTCCCCTTTTGGCACCCGGCGTCTATTTGCGATCAGACACGAACACCCTCCGTGTCTACATGAACACCTACCGCACATGGAACAACTATGTGGAAGTGGACAACTTTCCGATCTCTAAGTGGGTTCATGTGGTGATCAGTTGCAATGATAATGCACTAGACATCTTTGTCAATGGCAATCTGTCCAAACGATACTCCTTTGACGGCTTTACTCCTTATCAAAATGACCAGGATATCATTTGTTTCAGTCAGCGCCAATTGAAGTTGGATCAATCCCATGTCCCCTCAGTAGATAGGCATGGCTTTCAGGTATATGGTGCTATGAAGGGCTATCTCAGCCGTCTGACGTATTTTAGCTATGCGTTGTCTTATTCTGAGATTCAACAGCTGTTCTCAGAGGGACCATCCTCTTCAATGGATTCGGATGTGATGGATTCATCTGCTGCGCCCTATTTGGATGATACGTGGTGGACCAAATAGGTGGGGACATTCTGTCCCCACACCCCTCTCTCATGGAGAGGATGTGAATTCTACCCAACTTCCCTAGGAGAGGGGTGTGGGGACGCGACGTGTCCCCACAGAGAGGGCGTGAATTCTACCCCATTGTCTACCGTGACCCCATTGTTCACCGTGTATTGTTAACCGTGTCCTACTGTCTATCATGTTTTCTTACAAATCTATCTCTCGAATGAGTTATGTTTGTAGATCATACATCTCTCCTAGGGAAGTTGGGTAGATATCACGTCCTCTCCTAGGGAGAGGGGTATGGGGACGCGAAGTGTCCCCATGGAGGATACTAAAGGAAGTATATACTAGTAACACCAATGCCAGGTGGTGGATTATTTTCTCTCGTCGCCTACGGAGCGCAAAATGTCCTCCTGAGCGGTAATCCAGACTTCACCTATTTCTATAAAACCTACAAGAAATATGCACATTTCGCGGAGGAATCCGTGACATTCGCCATGGATGGCCCACAGGATCTCCTCTACGATCAGCCCGTTCAGGTTCGGTTTAAGATCCAGCGCATTGCCGATCTCGTCCGTGACATCTATTTTGTCTTTGAACTACCCGATATTTATTCCAAGTTTATTAATTTGCCTACTGCATCAGGTCGACAGGCCCAATACAATTTCGCATGGACGCGGTATATCGGTTGTCATATCATTCAGAACATGGCTTTTTTCATCGGTGGTCAAAAAATCCAGGAATGTGGTGGCGAGTATTTGATTGCCAAAGCGCAGTGCGATATGGATTCACGCACCTATCAAAAATGGCAGACGCTCGTGGGAGATGTTCCCGAACTCTATGATCCTGCGAATGGTCTCTATAATGGTGGAGATTCACAAAGTGGATATCCGACCGTGTATAATAATAACGGGCCCACGGGGTCTACTACCACACCTCCCAATGTAAACCGTCCTTCCATTGCGGGCCGCCGCATGCATGTCCCTCTCCCTTTCTGGTTTGCAGAATCCACGTTCGAGGCACTCCCTCTCGTGGCTCTCCAGTATCATGAATGCGAAATTCAGATTACCCTGCGTCCTATTCGTGAACTCTATCGCATCCTCGATCGGAACGGTGTTCAAGTGGCGCCAGGCTATGAGTTCCACCCGTCCCCTATCTCCTCGCAGCCCGATAATGTGTATTATACCTCTGTATCCGACATCAGCGATGTAACGATCAATCAATTCCTGACCGACATTGGAACGCCCGCTCCGCTCCTCCAATCATGGGCCTTTCAGCCCCGCATTCAGATGACCTATGTCTATGTCACCGATGAGGAGCGTCTCCAGTTTTCCTCTGAATCGCTTTCCTATCTCGTTCGGCAAGTAACAACCTATCAGTTTGATTCGATTTCCTCGCGACAACTGGTGGAATTGGATACGCATAATCCTATCGAGCGCATCATGATTCTTCCGCGACGTTCCGATACGATCGCCTATCGAAATGAGATTTGGAATCTGACGAACTGGGTGAATCCTGCTAAACCCCCTTTTCTCCCTCCTGGAGGATGGCCTGCGAATGTGACACAGGCGGGTTCCTCGGGTCAAATCGTTCTCAATGGCCAGCGATCCATTGTCCGTTCTCTGTCCATCTTAGGAGACGGAAACCCCCTTCAAGAAGAGAAACCGATTACGTATTATAATCAGGTCGTTCCATGGAAATACCTGAAGGGTCTTCCCGACTCTGAAATGATTGTGTATCCCTTTGGACTCACCTCGCCGACTCCTCAACCTGATGGTAGTATCAACAGCAGTCGCATCAAACTATTTCAAGTGGATCTCAACGTGTATCCCCTCCCCGCCAATAGTCTCTATCAATATAACATCACGATGTATGTGGAGAGTTTGAATTGGGTGACGATCACCTCTGGAATGGGGGGACTCAAATATGCCCTGTAATCTCTCTTATGCCTCCTAGGCGTATGGCTCCTAGGCGTGACCACAACAGATTCATTAAAATCCGTTGTGGACATAGAATGTCAAAGGAGACAGAAAAGGAGTCCATGTTCCAGTCTTTCCAGAAGACGGTCTCTTCTCATATGATGAATGCAAAGGCATATGTCACACAGAAGATTCCTTTTCTCTCTAAAGGCACAGCACAGGGTAAAGAGAAAGACAAGGCATCTACGGACTCTTTTGCTGATGCTCCTCCTGCAGAGCAGCCAAAAAATTACACGGTGCTCGCCACGACCCTCACAGATGTTGTGTCGCAGCTACAGGCGCTACCCACAGACTCGAAAGGGCTCCGTGAGTCGCTCACAAATGGTGTTGCTATTCTTCAGGACCTGAAAGGCACGCTCCTTCAAGGAGATCCGAGCAAGCGCGATCAATCTCATGCTAGTGCAATCACGGATGTGATTCAAAATCTGGAAAAGCTGTCGAAAGAGTCCACAACGTCAGTGAACACCTCTAATCTTACCACGGTCATGGCCATTGCGACCACTACATTGAATACGGTGGCAAGCACGATGACACAAGTAAGTGCCTCTGGTATTTTTAATAAAATCATTGAAATCATACAGCAATTGATCTATCCTCTTCTGATTCTCTATCTAGCCTCTCTTGTCTCCAATGAGATGATCGTGTATCCCGCCCCCATGCGATTTTTCTTTTTCCTGTTTGTGTTGACGCTGTGCTCTGTGTTTTCTCCAGCGACAGTGATTCTTGTCTTTTATTATCTTGTGAAGGCGGGATACAGTTACTATCGGAATGAGCTGGAAGATCGTGATGGAGATACGACGCCGATCCGTATTTACCCACGAATCTTTGCCATTCTACCCATCGCAACGACTCCTGCGACTTCACTGGTAGGGCGGTTCTTCAAGTATCCCTTTTATTATCCTAAAACGGAGGAGGACCGAAAAGAGTTGGAGCGAACGGATGGGAAGGGCGATGGGAAGGGAAGCATCATGGATGAATACATAGAGGCATTAAAGGAATCGTTTCCTTATGGAGAAACGGTGAAAGGGTCCGACCCCTTTGCAGAACGGTATGCGACGCTGGAAAAGAATATGAAACGCATGCATCGAGCACCCACGGTTCCTATGACAGCGACCGATCAACCTATTTCAAAGGGACCGACGGGTAACCCCCTTCCACCCGTCATTTCGAAAGCGCCTATTGCAGCATTAGGCATACCCCCTGTTGCGCCTTCGAGTGATGTGCCCAATGCTGCCAAGGCTCTTCCCGCGACCCTCAATGCTGCCAAGGCTCTTCCCGCGACCCTCAATGCTGCCAAGGCGCTACCTGCGACCCTCAATGCTGCCAAGGCGCTGCCCGCGACCCTCAATGCTGCCAAGGCTGTTCCTGGCGTGATTACTCCCACTTCCACCAGTGCGAATATTCTTGATGCAATGGCGGGGAATGGCCTCAAAATATCCAAGGCACCCTCTAAAGAGCCCGCATCACCTGCTTTAAAACTCCAAATGGGTGGCGCCCTCAAGACAAGGAGTCCCACCTCAGGTGGATGGCTATGGAATGGAATCTAAACACTCTCACATGTAGATACAGAAATGACGATCGTCGTATCCGTCGTCACTCCAACGTATCAGCGTCGTCGTTTTATCCCCGCCCTTCTGGAGGTGTATCGTCACCAGACCTTTCCCAAAGAGCAAATGGAATGGATCGTGTTAGATGATGGCCGCGACTCGGTGGAAGACCTCTTTCAAGAGGCGGCGAAGACCATTCCCCATCTGCGGTATATCCGAGTAGACGAAAAGATGCGTATCGGCGCCAAACGAAACCGCCTGAACCAAGAGGCGCGTGGAGACATTATTGTGGCAATGGACGACGATGACTATTATCCGCCCGATCGGGTTCAGTCTGTCGTGGACGCTTTTCGGAAGAATCCGAAATGTGATCTTGCGGGTTCATCTGAAATGTATTTATACGAAATGAGCACACAGCGTCTCTATTCCTCGGGCCCCTTCGGACCCCATCATGCGACCAATGGCACCATGGCATGGCGAAAACGATATTCCGATCTTCATCGGTATGACGAGTATGTTACACATGCGGAAGAGGCATCCTTTTTACAGAATTCCCCCATGATTCAACTGGATCCCAAGAAGACGATTCTGGTCATGTGTCACAGCGACAACACTGTGGAGAAGATGTCACCCAGTCAACAAGTCCATCCCACATTCAAACGCCTCTCTTACCGACTAGAGGATCTAGTCACAAACCCCGTTCTCCTTTCTTGGTATCAACGCCACACCTAAAGCACAGAAGAATGGCATATAACAAAGAGAACCACAAGGCACGACCACAAGGCACGACCCTATGGCCCTCTACGATACGCTTTCTCTCATCAATGATGTGTATCATCAATCCTTTGCACCGTATGATCAACCCCCGTTACCCATTCCTCGTATCCGTGGTTCCCTCTATCCCCATCAACATAACATGGTCCGCGCGATGCATCAATATCGCGACAAAATGATACACGGTTATATGGTGGGATCCACCATTCTCAATGGAAAAATCGGCATCGTAGCGGATCCCCCAGGATCAGGAAAGATGCGAAGCACCCTGGCCTATCTGGCCTCCTATTCTTTTTATTCGCATGGAACGATGACATCAGAACTGTCTCCCGCCTCTTCCACCTATTTCTTCTCTCACGACATGTGTCGCCATTCGGCCACACGCTCCGTCCATCTCATCGTGGTCCCCCACTTATTGATGGAACAATGGAAAAAAGAAATCACGACCCACACCACACTCCCCCATGTTCTCGTGGAAAACAAACGACAACTCCAACATGCCATTCTCGCGGAGGACATGGTAGAACACAAGCTCGTGATCACGAGCAACAAATGCTTTAAAGCGGTTCAGGACTATGCAACGGAACATCAGATTGAATGGAACCAAGTGTTCATTGACCAGGCATCTTCTATCTATCTTCCCTCAATGTCTCCTCCCATTCGCTTCCAATTTTTATGGCTCATCACCAATGAATGGATCCCCCTTCTCTTTAAACACCCCATCATTATGAAAAGTAACCTCTATGCTCTCAAGGATCGTGTTCTTCTTCATCCCGAGGCAGAACATTGGCTTCTTCAAGATCCCACGGTCCCCTATGAACAAACCCTGGCATCGTCCTCTTTCTTTAAAGATTATCTTCCGTTTTACCACCCTTACCGATCACGAATGGTTCTGCGCAATGGAATAGAATCTCTTACGACGAGTATGAGATTGCCTGAGATCGTCACTCGCACGATCACATGTTGTCCGACCGTCACCCTTTCGTCTCTGCGCAGTTTTCGGATGGTGACCCATCGTTCCGCGACGATCTCCCCTGAATCGGTCCCCCTTCTGTTTCATGCGCTCCATGTGGAGCAGAGAGACTGGCAAGAGTATCGGGCCCACCAGCCGACTACGAAGCATGCACTCATTCAACGCAAAGTGGAAGAAAATGAGTGTATGATCTGTTTGGATCACTGTGTCCATCCCACCTTTCTATCGTGCTGTCATCAGCTTTATTGTGGAGGGTGTCTGCTTCAGCACGCGATCATGAGTCAACGATGCCCCACGTGTCGCGAGCCCATTAGTGCGGCAAGCATGTGTGGTGTCCAGCCTATTCTGTTTCATGCGCCCATGCGCAGCCGAAAAGAGGTCTGTCTGGATCTTCTTCGGACAACCCCCGATGCCACATGGATCATCTATTCCGCATTTGACAACATCTATTATCAGTTGATTGAGGACATTCGTGCGCTCGGGATCTATGCGGAGCGTGTAGAGCACAATCTGTTTTCCATGAAGCGAACGATTCGCAATCTCCAAGAGGGTCACACGCGGGTTCTTTTTGTCTCTAACATGGAATGGATTCGCGGATGGTCCCTTCCTATGATGACGCACTTGGTTTTTTTCCACGAGTTGCCCGTATACGAGATGCGACAGGTGCTGATTCACTCGGCGCAACGGCTGGGACGGACAAGCCCATTGACGGTGCTCCAGCTTCAATCGGAGATCCCCCTTTAAGGCCAGGACCAGAAAGGCCAGAAGGTGACAAGGAAGCCAGACCCAGCGTATCGAGTCTCTTCCCCGTTTGGTGGGAGGCCCATTGGGTCACGCACCGAAAGGGAATGTCGTGCTCATTGGCGACACGATTCATCTCTTTCCATGCATTAAACAGTGCGGACTGTTTAGTGAGCACCTGGGTGTATTGAAGATCCTGTGGTTCGGGAATAGAACAGAGTGTTGGATAGTGCTGAAGGGACTGATTGGGATATTTGAGTTTGAGACGATAGGACAAGGGAAGCAGATTCCAGCATTGATGAAAGAACGCCCAAAAGTCCGCACGGTCGCTCCATCGGATTTCCTCCAAGATCTCCTCATAGACCTCAAAGGGAATGGGATTCGTAGAGGTGAGATAGAGGGGAAGATTCTGATGAAAGAGGAGGCCTGCAAGATTGGCGTCTTTGGTCTCTAGATCAAGTTCATCATTCGGCCCCCAGCGTTCAAAGAGCGTAAACCAGGCGGCACGAATGGCCACATGAATAGACCGATCCAGCAACTCGTCTTTTCCCTTGACACCCGTGTGGAGCGTATCCTCATAGATCAAACTCTGAGAGACTTTGCGAATGTCTCCCAACGAATACAGAGAATCCGAGATCTCCTTTTTAAAATACTCTACCAATTTCTCTTTCTTCGGCATCGTAACATAATGAACACAGCAATATTTTAAGAGCTGCTGCATCACACGGCCCTCTAGCACATTACAAATCAGAATCAACGGACAATCATCCGCAAAATTCCGTTTTGATTTTAGATAATCCAGGAGCTCTTGGAGACCGCCTTTTTCTCCTTGGGAGAGGCCATCCATTTCATCGAGCAACACGACGCGTCCGTTAGGGGTGGTAGGATGAATCCATTTGCTCACACCTGTTTCCACGAGGAGAGGGAGAATGGTTTGGCGAAAGCTGGATCCTGTTCGGGTATGACTTGCATTGAACTCTTGAATCCAATAGCGCGCTTGTGCACAGACACGGTAGACCATGGTTGTTTTACCGACGCCAGGGGGGCCGATGAGGAGAAAGGCGGGATGGGATCGTTTCGCCAACCATTGCCCCATGAGCGCCTCTGTTTCAGGATGAAGACATGATGTCTCTTGTTCTGTGATACTGGTGCGACCCATCTGGGTGGTCTTCTTGGGCGTTCTTTACACTGTGATTTCTACCAACCAATGACATGGATCGTAGATAATGATGCATCCAACGGGAATCGAACCCGTGACGACTCCTTGGAAGGGAGCCATTTTACCACTAAACTATGGATGCTTGTGTGAAGCGGTCTTCACATCCTATCCGTAGATGATTTTTGCACAATTCAAACGCATTACGAGGCGGGGCATCCCGCACCGGGTGCACTGGGTGGCATGGCCGAGCCATCAGACGACACACAGCTCTCTCCATTCGTAATTCCCTCCCATGTCAGCCCCGCATTCAGCGCATTCGAGCACCACTCCGCAGCCTTCTTAGCAGGTTCCGATGCCGCCGTTTTCAAAGAAAAGTAATAGCGATCCGCGGTGGGGGGTGCACCTGAGGGAAAAACGGACAGCGCCCCATTCTTGGATACTCCAATGGTATCAATACAGGTCTCCTGCTTGCTTCCATCGGACATCACACGAGTATAGGCCGTGAGGAAGTCAGGGCAGGTGTTGATCGTGGCGGGCCATGGACCGACAGGGGGCGTAAAGGGGGAGGTGCCACTGAACCATTTGATTCCGTAGACGATCATGAGATAGAGGGATCCAATGCCATAGAGAAGTGCGGCCGTTCCCTTTCCCATGTTGTTGACATACATTGTGCCTCCCGCGACGATTGCTACCGCCGCAATGATAAAGATCGCCATATAGATGTTGAACATGTCTCTCTACTACGGTATATCCCAAAAGTTCAACGCATTTATCCATCTCTCTATCGTCTATGATGCCATCATACCATCATAAGAATGATCGTATAAAGGCAATACGTGGATACTGTAAGAAGATACCGTAAGCCGATTTACATCTGGCCGCCCGCGATGGCGAAGGCCTGGGTGTTGACCTGCGGGCCCTTCACGCCCGCAACTGCGACGGGGATGTAGAAGGTCAGGAAGTCGGTGTAGGCATCAGGGATGTTCTGGCCGCCGAGGACGCCGAAGGCCTGGGCAGCAGTAGAAATGCCCGACGGGCGGAGCAGCTGAACCTGACGGAAATAGGCCGACGGGTCCGAGGCAATGCCCGTGCCATACTGGGCATAGATGGTCTTGCCCATGTCGCGGAGGACGAGGTTCGCGGCAGTGTGAGCGGTGACCGCATCGGCGAGGGCAGCAATGAGCTCGGGTCCAGCAGCCTTGACGTAGCCAGGCGGGTAGTTGGCAACGATGTTGGACGCCGACGGGACGAGCTCAAACACCATGGTGCTGGTAGCGCCAAGAACAGCGACGGCGTTGTAGTAGGTGGTGGAGACGGGGACCTGGCGAATGAAACGGGTGACGGACGACATGTTATATTCAGGACCTAGAAAAAAAACACGGAGGGCAGATAGAATGTCTTTCGCAACTGGTGCTCCCCTCCCTGATTTTCAACTCCCGTATACCAGCCACGCCCCTGGTCAAAATGGCCGCGTCAACCTCCGCGGCGGATCGACGGGCGTAGGCGTACCGGATGCGGCGGGCTTTCGTCATCCCACAGAAACAGAGATCTCCTTTGCGGGCGACATGCTCCGGGGAAATTGGGAGCATACTCCCTTATCCGATGCCTTCTTCACCCGTAAGAATGCGGAAGGCATCCAGCAGCGAATTCGGAGCGAGGTCTACCGTATCAGTGGTCCCAAAAAGTATGTGATTGACAATCAAGATGTTGATGAACTAAAAATGATCATGCGTGCCATGTATTTACAGTATGCCAAGAACAATCCCTTTCACGTAGAGGGTCAGATCCGAGAACTGAATGACATGGTAGTTCAATGGGCCGCTCCCCGTATCCTTTCCGAGATTCAGCAATACAATTACTATTTGAATGATATCTCTCATCTCCCTGTCCCCATGGAGCAACCGGTCAGCATGTCCAGTGCGGGCACGAAGTCGCTGCCCTTCCAACCGATGATGTAATCATGCAATGACACACCAATCATCCGTATAGACACTAGTATCGGTCGGGTTACCCGTATCGGATGGGACAACCGTATCAAACTCTTTGGGGACACGCGGTGAAATAAAAACAAGGCCTGGATGGATCTGCGGACCCTCTTGCTTTTGCTCTTGCTTTTTTTCTAGATTTTGCCTACGCTCTTCCATTAGACCGGCAAGATAATACATTTCACCGAGTGCATGCGCCATCTCTCTACTTGTTCTTATGATTCGCTTCTGGCTTTACCTATGGCTTCGGGTCGCCTATGGCTTTACCTATGGCTTCACTACAGTCGGTCGACGCTTTCGCGGCTTCACAGCGGGTTCCGAGGTAGCCACCGCCACCGACTCGGCGATTCGAGCGGCCGACATCCGACCCCATGCTTGCTCCAACTCCGCCAGATCAGAGAGCCACAGCGAGGAAGCAGTCTCTCCCTCCAGTCGCGCAATCTCCGCCTCCTTTTCCCGAATTTGGCCGTCCAGTTCATCGATCGCCGATTGCTTGACACGGTCCATGCGCATCCGCAAGACATAGTCATACGAATCGTAGGCGTCCGGTTTCTCCACACAGGACAAAGGAGGAATGGAGCATGCCTGAAGCTGACTCACAATCTCTTCGTCCGTCTTCTTCTGAAGAATCAGACGTTCGTCCAATACTGCCTGGAGAAATCGCCGTTTCGCATCCAGCTCCACGTTTTGCGCCTTGAGAATGCCCAATATCGCAAGACGCCGTGCCTCATACAGGGGCAATCGTTGCTCCAGAAACGCCTCCAACAGATCACCGATCGTGCGATACTTGACAATGGTGCGAGTCGCATCAAAGCATGTCATGTTCGTCGTTTTCCACGAAGTGGTCAGTTTGAACTGCTTTTCAAACACCTCAGGATGTTCCTTGATCGCATCATAGCCCTCTTCCGTAAAGTAGAGGACAAAGCAGACATCCACGTCGTTGTAGAGATCGTCGCACCCTTTGAAGCCGCAGGGCTCCACGTCCTTGGAAGAGGATTGGCTCTCCGTCTCCGCTTTCTTGGCCTCCCGCTTGGCATCCTTGTTCCGTTTTTCCTCCACATCCAGTTTCTCTTCCAGAAAGGCCTTGTAGTCCTTGGTCCACGTGCCCACAGGGAGCTCTGTAATGGTTACGGTATGCTTGTCATCGTCCAATACGTAGATGCCTTTCGTGTGCCAAGTCATGTCGTCAATACGGTGAATCGTGCCTTTGAAGCCGAACCACCACGGATCCTGCGGGCGACCCGCAAGCGTGTCCATGGATCCTTGGAGCCGATGACGCAGGAGACAGATGATGTCCTCAGGTTTGTGCGGAGGAATGTCCGTGGAGTATCCCGTGCCAATGCCGATGGAGCCATTGATGGCCAACATGGGGACGACGGGGAGATAATACTCGGGCTCCACGAGATCCCCCTCGTCCTCAATGTGTTTCAGGAGGCAGTCATCCTCTTTGCGAAAGATGTATCGCACGATGTCCTCCATATACGTGTGGATGTAACGCGGAGAAGCGGCGTCTTTTCCTCCGAGAAGACGCGATCCCATTTGTCCCATCGGACGCAACAGGTTGATGTTGTTGGACCCCACAAACGTTTGGGCCATGCCAATGATGGTTCCATTCAGCGACGCCTCGCCGTGATGATAGGCGGCATGTTCCGAGACGTATCCTGCCAATTGGGCCACACGAATCTCCGTTTTCAGGTTTCGTTTGAAGCAGCAATAGATGATTTTACGCTGAGA